TGTGCGAGCCGTTCCATTTCGAGAGCTCGAGCGTACAAATCCGGGTGTCGTTCGCGCAGCTCGACGATCTCCTCGCGCTTCGACGCCGGACAATGAAAGCAGCTTGATTTCGCAGGGATCGGCAACCCAGCCGCGGCGATCTCGAGCTTGCATCGATCTCGATCCCATCCCCACTCGATCAGCGGGAATCGGTTTGCGTAACCATCCGCAGCTTTGCCCTCCGCCTTAAATCGACGAACGCTATCGCGAGGGCCGGCGTCATATCCGACACATTGCGTGACGGTCCGCCCTTGCGCCCATGCATCACGTGCCGGTTGCCAGTTCTTCACAAATTTCCTTTGCGGATCTATTTTCCAAACGATCGAGCATTGATGTTGCCCATACGCGAGCGCAGGAAGTACGCGATTGCGCACACAACTCTCCGACAAGCTCCGATCGTTTGATTTCGGCCGCGGATTCTTCACGACAGTGACGCGCGGGAATCCCACGCGATCGAGCCATCCATTGATGACCTCGAGGTACGCGTAGGTTTCCGGTTTTTCATCGCCGGTGTCGGCGAACAGGATCAGATCGGGCCGTTCGCCCCGTTGCCACAAGCCGACGAGCATGGCCGTCGAATCAACGCCCATGCCGTAAGCCACCACTAATGGATTTCGTGTGATCGGTTCCAAGTTCTTTCTCCTTTCTGCGGCCAGCGGCCGAATGAAATCCTCGTACAACCAGAATGCCCTGTCAACTACCTCCGACTCCTTCCGTGCAGGATTGACTGCCAGAGCATAAACAGAAAAAACCGGATCATATGCTTCTTCGGCGGCGGATCGGTCGGCAACTTCAGCGGCCCGGGAGGGAATTGCTTTTGTTTCATCCGCGGCGCTCCTTGTGCTCGAGGTCCGTCCCATCGAGCCACACCTCGCAACCGTTACGCCACGCAGAATCCGATCCTCGCTCAGTTTTGAACGTCTCGCACTTTGCGTGTTGATGCCACTCCTTGCCGGTCATCCTAAATTGTTTTTCTTTGTTGTAGTCCCAGCCCCAGAGCTTTGTCCGTGGCGGCAATGTCATGGCCTTCATGCGGTCTCCCCCGTTGCCTTGGTAATCACCTCAAGAATCGCACGCTCCATCCTCCACGGGCCCGGCGTGTGTTGAGTGTTCATACGCCCTCCCTCTGATTCAAAATGCTCAAGGCAACAAGCGTCAACGTCTTACTGTCTGATCGTATGAACTCCTTGTCTTCTGTGGCGCGTAATAGACCGTCGATGAGTTCGGCTTCTTTCTCGTCATTTGCGGTCAGTACGCAGTCAAGGCGAGTCAGAAACTCCACTTCTCTACGCTCCCCGTGGATTGTTGCGTAGTCGGACTCCATAGCCCCAACGTAAAATTTAATGTTCATACGGCCTCCGGTGCGATATTTTTTGAATACTCGTCAGCTAATTGCTCGTCGGTGTAGGTGTTAAATCCCCCCTTGGCAAAAAACTCCGCAGTTTCATCTTCGTGGCCCTCTGAGTTATGGACGTACCAATCCAACTCATAGCGGGTCAATGCTTTAATCAAGTCTTGGCGATTCATATGGCCCCCTCAACTTTGCGGAGCACCCGCTCGAGCTCCGAACAAACTTCGTAACTATCCCCCGCACCCGGAACTTTGAATCGGGGCGCGACGTTAAGTGCGCGCAGGGCGAGCTGCGCAACGTCTAACAGTTCTGGCGATGCTGCGATCAGACGGGCATTTGCCGCCGTCTCTGCATCGTTGTGGTCATCTTCAACAGAAGCAACGAAAGGCTTGATGAAGTCACCGCTGCCGTAGATGCAGCGACCGTTTTTGATGGCCCAAGGGCCCGGGGTGTGTTGAATCACGAGTCTCTCCTTTCTAACTTTCTACGCTGGAACATCCCAGCAACCCGAATCTATACCAACGGCTCACGCCTCTGCAAGTGTGTACATGAGCATATGCCACGGAACCACGCCGTAGTGATAGCGCACGATCGGATCGGTGTCGATGCCCGACTTCGCGAGCTCGAGCACTTGCTTTCCAGAAAATAACAAGAGCTGCCCTTCCTTCGATGCGACCTTACCCGGCGGCACGTAGAGCACGAGAATGAACGTGCGCACCCCAAGCTCCGCATGACGCGCATGGAAGGCGATCTGGTGTGGCGAAAGTTTCACCTTGCGGCCGTGCTTTACCACCTTCAGCTCAACCGGGACGAACTCGCCCGTTTGCTTCAGCGCAATGAAACAGTCCGGGATGCCAAGATTTACCCGCGACTCAATCCGGGTAATAAGGCAGTTTGGGAGGTTTTCCTTTAGGCGCTGGTACAGGCTCGTCTCTGGCTTCGCTGGCATCCACTAGCTCCTCTGCCTCTTCGGCTTCCTCGATCTCGGCATCTTCGGGCTCGTCATGCTCGAGCTGGGTCGGCTCCTCGAGACTCTCCTCGACTTGCTGCGGCGTCACGTCGATGATCGGACTGCCGTTGCCGTACAGCTTCTTGATCTCCTCGAGCTTGCGCATGACCTCTTCCTTGCTCATGGAATCGATCGTGCCGTGCCGAATCTCCTTGCGATCGATGTAGATCGTTCCAAGCGCTTGCCCGCGACGGTACTCCGCTTGCACCGCGGCACCATAGGCTCCCGCGGCCAGGGCCTGGTCACGAATGATTTGTAAATCCTTCATGTGCCGCTCGTACGTCGTGCCGTACTTCTCGGCCATCTCTGCTCGGGCTTTCTGGATCGCCGCGACAATGTGCGGGTTCTTGTCTGCGTTGGTCAGATCCTCGGCGCGCTTCTTGGCATGCTTCTCGGGCCACCCCGCACGGACCACGGCTTCCTTGAGCGTGACGTGTCCGTCCCCCGAAACAAACTCGTTGACGAACTTCCATTCCTGCGTGGTTAGCTCGCGGTTCTTGTGTGGCTTCACGGGCCGCGCCAGCTTCTCTAGCGTCTGCGGCTGGAGGCCCTTGCCGATCTTCTTGCCAAACTCCTTGTCAGCCTTGCTGCGTAGCTTCACGCAACCCTCCACACGCGCCAACCGTCCTCGACCTTGCGGCATGAGAACTTCGTCCCGTGGCGCTTGGAGTACATCCATGCGGCGCTGCGGGCGTTCTTCGCCGACTCGGCATCGGCTAATAGGAAACTGTCCCCCACGGCCATGACCGGGAAGGGGTACTTCTCCCGCTGGGCTTCGGCGGGGATAGGGATGCCCGAATCAACTCTTAACATGCCACTAGTCTACTCCGAGCAATTCGGGATCGTCTAGGGCTTAGAGGCCGTTTCACTATACCCTCGGAGGGGTCTACTAGTTTTTGATTTCAGAAAAACGACCCGCGCGCGCACCCCAGAGAAATTACTCCTATAAAACCCCCGTAAGTCTCCGTGTAGTCGTAAACCATTGATATACAACACTTCTTACACCATTACGTCAAAATAGAGTTTTTTCAAACTTTTTAAAACAAAAACATACTAGACCCCTCTCAGCTCTATCTACAGTAGGGTCTTGAGCGTCTTTTGACACTTTGTTAACCTACTGGCCCGTGGTCCACGGTCCTTGAGCCATTAACCATGAAACAAGTTGACTTAAACAGAATTGACCAGTTGTTCACTTACAATCCTAACTCGGGTGAAGTGTTGCACCGTTATACGGGCCGTCCCATTCTGACTCGGGATAACTCTGGCGGGCTGATCACAAGGGTCAACGGGCGGGCGTATTCGGCGCACAAGATCGCGTGGTTCTTGGCCCATGGCGAATGGCCCACGTTCCTACTGCGTCACCGCGACGGCGATCGGAGTAACAACCGGATCGAGAACTTGGAGCCGGTGTCGTTGAAGCGGGCTAACGCGGCCTAGAAAAACCCCCGGGCCTCATCGGCCCGGGGTCCGCGGCAGGTGATGGCTGGAGTGCTGAAAAAGCGCCGCGACAAACTTACTGGACACCCGCGCCCATAGCCTTCTTGAAGTCTCCTTCAAGCATACGGGCTGCGGTGCGGACGGTCATGATTTCGCCGAACTCGATCTCTGAGACGTCGACCTCGAGGGGGCCGGGGATGAGTCCTGGAACAACGACCACGGGCCCGACGAGCCCGTAGCGCGTGCCGTTGATCGTGAGGGTGATCATCTGCACGAGGGAGGGCCGATCGTCGAGCTCGAGGTCGTCCATATCGTTCATGCCTTCATGTTGCGCCCGGACTCGTACCAATGCAAATCGAGCAAGAGCCGTTCGATATGCGTGGAGAGGCCGTCGCGTTCTTGTTTGAGCCCACGGATCTGTTCCGTGAGGGACTCGAGGAGGACGTTCTGCACTTCGATCCGTCGTCGCAGCTCGAAGACGTACTCGCGGAGCTGAAGATCATGGATCGGGATGGGCGGATCGTCGGTGCTATTGATGGCCGGGCGCATCATCTGACGACCCCCCGTATCCTATCGGATACAAGCTTGGCGTAGCCGGCGATGTCGTCCCACGAATCGGCCTTGTTGGGGTTGCCGTTGACGATGCGGGACATCTTGGTCGCGATCATCTCGAGGGCTTCCCATTGGTCATCCGTAAACGTGCGGCCGTGATCTTCCGCGTGCTCGGCCATGGCGCGCTTCAGTGCCTGGGCAAGCCGGGCGTTATCCGTGAACGTGCCGTAGTCGCTCGCGCGAGTGTCGAGGATGCCATCGAG